CTTCTCAACGCATACTCTGTAGATGCATTGAGACTGTGCTTGACCAGCACAGCCACCCATCCGGAGAGATCTCCGGAACTAAGCGAAGTCCACTTGGGCCTGGGTAGTTAACCCAGGTTACTCTTGTCAAAGAGTCCCAATAATGGACCTTCGCACGGCACCGATGGTACTTGTCACTCCCCGCGCGAGCGCGGAGAGCAATGTTCCCACCGGAGAAGCTCCCCTGTAGCATCGCTACAACGAGGCCATACTGGTTAGTATAGCGCCGTCGTAACTTACCACCCGGAGGCACCCTTAAGGTATCCCTAATCGCGTCATACTTCAACCGCGGGCCATGCAGAGCGTATTTTACATACGCGAGCATCTGGGTCCGTCGATCCTGGTAGCCGCTCTCAGAGAAAGGTACCTTCAGCCCAGAGTCATCACCCTCAAGAAAAGGGACTTTGACTTTTGGGACAAGCTGACCGAGGTAACGTAAAGTCTCTCGGAGTAGAATACCATGCCTGGCACTCCACCGCATCAGCCTGTTCATCAGGGAGAACCGCGCGCCGACCGTCCGTAAAGTCGTGCAATAGACTCCACGGATGTCGACACCTGCGTACCAGTCGGTACCGCAGGATTCGCGGAATGGTCCTTCGTTAAAGGACTTCTCGCGGTTAACTTCGAACCCAAACAGTTCGAGGATTCGGCAGACCCACTGATACGCCTCACGGCGTACAATGATATCATCGCCGAAAACTGCCCAGGTATCACCCCAACCATCACAACTCTTACGAGCCGGGAGGCCAAGGCAATCGTAGACCGCGAGAACGACACAAGCGAAGAGACAAGTCTGCAAGGGGAAAGTATAACCATTCCCCATAGTCGAAAGCATGTGCAAGTCGACAGACCCCTTGCCAGGGATCTGCGTCGAGTCACAGCGAAGACTCCAGAATGTCGTGAAGACATCCTGGGGCAGCAAGTACCTAAGGAGCGGAACGGACAAAGAGTCCGAAGCTGAACTTAGGTCAATTGTCCCATAGGTCCCCTCGAGGGACCCCTCGCGCGCAAGAGAGCGATTGTATACCGCTTGACGGTCTATATCTAGACCCCATGCGCGCAGTCGGTCAGTAACGCACCCGCCGACGCCCAACTGATAAAACATGTTGAGCGACGGCTCGGTGCAGATCGTCCGACTTATGTCGCAGTTCTTCGGAACCGTTGACATTTTTGACCCTTCAACCTCTCGGAAACCATGACGGGATTGGCGCAAAATCTCAGCGCTTTTCCACATGGGTGAATCCGAGATATGACGCTGGTAAAGCGTCACGAGGAAGCGAGCGCGATGCGTATAGGTCAAGGGGGAGTCGAAGTGCTTCGTATAGAAGTCTTCGCCCCTTGCCCCAATGGAGGCACCCGGACCAGCCTTAGCATGTCGAAACACGCTGGGCCAGTCAAGGATATGCCCGACACTGGAAGGATGGAAGAAGTGGTAGAGGTACTTTCGTACTTGTCCGACCATCATCCATTCCCATTCATGCATCTCGCCCATCTTGAATTGCCCGCACCGTTCATTAACGGATACGAACTTATCGAGAGCGCGCTGGTCGGCTTTTCCATCTGAGTCGTCTTCGAATTTCTTCAAAAGACTCTTCAGAAGAGAACCGGCTGCTGCCTCGATGTCCTCCAACCCGGAGGCTAAAGGACGTTCCAAGTCCCTTTGAAGGGAAACGTAAAGAGCGCGGGAATTAGCTTCCACACAGTTCTCCGTTAGTCAGTACTAGGATTCCTAGATGAGACCGGAGCCTCACCTTCACCCCAACCGAGTAAAACTACTCGACCGGAGTTATCACTGCAGAAACAACGTCCACCCAGTTGATCACACCTTTGAGGGCATAACCAGCAAGGATGGCTGTCGCCACTGCTGCTGCACGCCTGGCCACGACTGGCCAAACGGACCGCTTCCGACCGCCCATTACAGGCTGCCGGCGCGGACCGAATCACCCAACCCAGCGGACTGCTGGGTAAGGGCGCCAATATGCAGCGACAGAGCTGCCTGAAGGTTCTCCGAGTCGTAAAGCTCGGCACCCGCAGGCACCTCGATCTCAGTACGGATGATCGTGACTCGCGCCGGCTGATCGCTGGCGACGTACGTCCCCTTTCGGGTGATCGTCTTGTACTTATTGACAGGAACGTTGGCGTACTGACCATTCAACCCCCGTTGGCCCAAGACCTTGATGATCTTGTCCTTCCAGAAGCTGATGGTGAACGGATCAGAGGCAGCATGGATCCGGACACTCGACTGAGTGCCACCGAGAGCCGAGACATACCACTGTTTCGCGTTCACGTCCGGAGCCTGATCAACCAAAACCGTATAGGTCGGGTCAGTCAGGTTCGTCTGTGCGGCACCCGTAACTGGGGAACTCACAGAGATTGACATTGCGTAACTCCATCTAAGTATCAGCCATTAAGGAGGCGGCTGATTTGCCTCGAAGACGATCGCGCTTGAGCATACAAAGCTGTCACATTTGACAGTTTACGTAACAGGCCTGACCCTGGAAGACTAAACGCTATAGAAGGCGTCCAGTCAAGGGTATCAAAGCGTTGCACGTTAGTAAGTTCAAGAACGACCGCACCTGGGCTACAATCGTACTGAAGGTACGCACCGGCGGTAGAGCCATCTCCCCCTGGGGGGCGGTAGATGCCAACGGTGTGTGTGATGCCTCTCAATCGAATGGTTTTGGAAAACCAAGAGACGGCACCAGTGTTGAAAGCGTAAGCTTCCAACGTCGACCCGATGTTAGTAAACCAGTCAGCAACGTATGACAGGGGCAAAAGCTCCCATATGGTAGGTACGAAACCTGCCAATGAGAAGCCAGCGTTCCGAGCCAAGCTGCTAGCCGATCCATCACATCGGATCACGACCTCACCGATGACTTTACAAGACGCTTTACGCGTTTCATTAGTCATCGACCAGAATGCAATGTGTCCGCCAAACATGGGGTTCGTCACCACCATGTCACCGGGCAAGAATTGCGATTCTGCGTTCGCGGAGCCGGAAATCTTCCGGTATCTAACCCCAGAAGGGTTAAAATGCTCCGCGAGTACCTTCGAGGCCGCCTTCACATCATTAATCAACGGTGACCAACCATTCTGATACTCAAGGAGGGTACCAGATAAAGCGTTAGCTATGGCAGTCCCGCGCGACACCGGGATTTTAGCCCGTCGCCGCTGTCCTTGCCGAATGTGGAGAACTCCACGATCCGGTAAAGACCGATCGATATCCCGAGGGATACCGCGTATCGCCCTCTTCGCTACAGACGGGGCCACCGACAAATAGTCGTGAAGCCCACGTTTGAGCGCATCGAGGGGATGCCTAATGCTGTGAATAACCTCTGCAAGCTCGCCTAGAGAAACAAGCCCTTGAAGGGACTGGAGTTCCTTGTTGGCTTTGCGAACAAAGGCTAAGTACGCATCGTTTTCACAGTTACCGGGCACTCCCACTTGGGGGAATGCGAGGATGGGCACGAGTTGCCCACTATACTCCTCAGTCTGAACCAGAGCCGGATCCATGTTGCTAGTAACAGCCTTGGCGTGGCCACTGCTGAAAGCAACACGAAGCCGACTCGCGGTATATGGTGTCGTCGCATTTTCATGCGCCTTCACCTGAGACTTCCACTTTGGGTTCTTGACGCCTGATAGCTGCTCAGTGTACGAGACTTGAACAGTCCCGCTCTCAGCGATAGCTATAGGTGGATCAGACGCTTGATTAAGCGTATGAGTAATAACCGCAGAGAAAGTCTTTGTAGGCATTGGAGTAGGTAACCATGTGGTTGCTTGTTAACCAAGAGCCGTCTTGTTTCTGCAGACAGGGACCTGGAGCATGTACCTTGTTCAAGGGTACAGAGGCCCCAGACCGCGTCTGCAGCGCAATGACAGAAAGCGAGAGGGACAATGTCACTCTCCCCGCTGGTTCTTAGCCAGCTAGGGGACCCCGTAAGG